CCGTTCGAGGTCGTCCGCGTACACCGCCGCGACCGTGTCCCCGTTTTCGTCCGCCAGAACCGTCCGGCCGTCCGCGCGGCTGTCCTGCCTGACGGTATAGCTGTCCTCGTAGATCGTCCAGCTTCCGCCCCCGAACAGCCGTCCCCGCTTCTTTCCGTTTTCGACCGTGATGTTCCGCACCGGCCTGACGGTGTCGCCTGCCCTGTAAAGCGTCATTGCGGTTTCTCCTTTCTTTTGAAGCCCGAGCGCTGCCGCCGCCGCTTCCGCTATCGCCTTTGCCTGCTGCGGCTGCGTCCCGACGAGCCAGCGCGCCGACGGCTCGTAGTCGTGGAAATTGACCTCGAGGATCACGGGGATGACCCCGCGCCTGTACGGCTCCCGGATCTCACCGTAGCCCGCGCCGTCAAAGGCCTGCATTCCGTCCCGAACCGGATTCGGGAAGGTGACCGGCAGGGTGCAGACCGCGTTCAGCCGCTCGGCCAGCGCCGTTGCCAGCGCCTTCGACCGCGGGCTGTCGGGATGGTAGAATGCCTGCGCGCCGCAGTGGGCGCCGTCGTAGGCGTTGTCGTGAAGGGCAAGATAGTAGTCCGCACCGAGCGCCGCAGCCTCCTCCGGGCGGCCCTTGTAGTCCCTGCTCTCAGAGAAGACGGTCGTTGCATACACGGACACACCCTCGTATGCCTCCAGCTCCCGCTGCACGAGCCCTGACAGCTTTTCGCATTGCGTTTTCTCATCGTAGCCGCTGATGCAGTAGGCATTGTAATGGTTCGCCGGCGCCAAATATACCTTTATGGTGGACATGATTTTCTCCTTTCCGGATATAACAAATTTGATATTGACAAATCAGAACAAATTGGGTATAATATAAATGGAGTTGCGGGAGGGAAAACGATTGCGGTACAATGTGATTTTTTACAAAGACAAACATGGTCGGGAGCCGATTGCAGAGTTGCTACGAGATTTGGCGGAGAAAGCAAAGACGAGCAAGCACGCACGCATCAACAAAGAAAAGATATTGACCTATATCCGTGCTCTTGAAACCTATGGGACAAGAATCGGAGCACCTGTAGTTAAGCATATAGGCGGCGGGATTTGGGAGCTTCGGCCGTTGGACAATAGGATATTGTTTTTTTACTGGAGAGAAGACACATTTGTGCTGCTTCATCATTTTATTAAAAAAACGCAGAAAACACCGCTGCGGGAAATTGAGCAGGCCAAACGAAATTTGGCTGATTTTTTGGAAAGCGAGGACTGAATCTTATGAATATGAATCATAAACGGGAATTCACAACGTTTGAATCCCTGTGGAACGATTCCGATTTGATCACGCAGGAGGAAAAGGACCGCATCGACTTTGAGGTTTCCCTGATCGGGAAGTTGATTGAAGCCCGGGAAAGCAGGGGCATGACGCAAAAAGAGCTTGCGGAACGTGCCGGTTTGAAGCAGTCGGCGATTGCTCGAATGGAAAGTCTTCGATGCGTTCCGCAGATCGATACGCTGCACAAAGTGCTGCGTCCGCTCGGTTACAAGCTGGATATCGTACCGATCGATAAATAATCTTTTCTCCCCGGCCGCCGCGGCAAAAACCGCGGCGGCTTTTCGTTTCGGCCTTCCGTCATGACCGGCGTGCGGCATAATCCGTTTTATGTGTCCCTGTCTTTGCTTCCTTAGTCCGAATGCGGCCTGCCTGTCTTCTGTTTCGCCTGTGCGGTTTACCGATGCGCAGCGCGTTTTTGTAAAATTCGGAGATCAGGTACGACGCATAGACCCTATCGGTTTCGTCTTTGCCGACTTCGTTCAACTCCAGCGTCAAATAATCGTCCCCGATGCTGATCGAGCATGCAATATTCATTCCTGCTTTTCCTCCGTTTCCGATTTGCCGCCGGAAAGCTGCTTGAAGACCTGATGCGCGCCGGTGGCGGCGAGGCCGGAGACGATGCCGACGGCGACGGCGGTGAGGGGGTCGGACGCCGGGAAATCGGGGATAACAAACGAGCCTGCGACGCCGAGGACGCCGCCGAGCGCGCCGCAGATGACCGGTAGCCACTTGCTGTCCAGCTTCGTGGCCTTGACCGCCTGCGCGGCCAGCGCGCAGATCACCGTGACCGCAGCCACGGACGTGATGCCGTAAAAATCCATTGTATGTGCTCCTTTCATCGAGAAGCTTGACTGCTTCCCTTATATTGCTTTTTCGTATCGATATTTCATTTGCTCCGGATAAAGCTGCTCCTTGGGGCGTCGGCTGCCCGTCCAGCATTTTCCACCCGCAAGTCCGGCATTTTGCCAGCCAGCAGCACGCAGGCTTGTGCCGCTTTCCGTGTCAAGGATGTAGGTTATAATCCGTTTATAGCCCATTGCCCGTGCCGCTCGCCACGCGGCAGCATAGAGCATACTGCAGGCGTTCTTCGTTCCGTCGGTGCACAGACGATTGACCTCAAGCGTTAAGCCGTTATCGAGGTAGCGGCTGACAGGCCGTCCCACGATCGCTACACCCACAAGCCGGTCATTCTCACCGGCGTCTGCACAACCGATGGAAAACTTGTGTCCAACCACACGTCTGTGGTGTCTATGATGCTGTGATACGAATTCGTTTGCTTCCGCAAGAGATACCGGCACGATTTTCAGCATTTCTCACATCTCCCTTCAGCAGTATGCTCATACGCGATCGTGCATAGGAGTTCGGCAAAAGCCGAACTCCTCAAGTTCGGCTATCGCCGAGCTTGGAGATGCTCCACGCCCTGACGGAAAAGCAGGTCCTTCTGCTCATGCTTGATTTCCGCAGCGTATTCGATTGCTTTGCACATATCCCCGTTACAATGCGCGTCGGGAATGCGCTGGACGGCCTTCGCGGTCGCTTCTCCGAGCGCGATGGCGGCGTTGACGCCCTTGATGAGCGCCATATCCAGTTCCTTTCTCGCCCTTTCGATCTCCGCGCGTTCGTCCTCCCGCCTGTCGATGCGCCGCCTGAGCAGCCAGAAGCAGAGGCCCGTAACCGCCGTCGGGACGCCGAGGAACGCGGCAAGCTGTACGATGTCGATGTACATATGCCGCCTCCTACTGGTACAGCTTCGTGATGAACGGGCGGCTGTAGGAGCCCGTGCGGAGGAAGCGGAGGCAGATGCCGATGCAGTTCGTGTCCCTGTAGCCGTGCGGGGTGATGGTCAGCACGTTGCCGCTGTACGTCATACCGGACTGCGCCGTGTTGAGCTGGATGGTCTTCCCGCTGCTGTTGGTCAGCTTGATCACGTCCCCTGCGCTCAGCACCTCGCCGGTCGCCCACGCCGAGCCGTAGAAATAGATGCCGTTGGATACGCCGGACGACGGCAGGGACGTGATCGTCGCCGTCTTGCTCGTGCCGGAAAACGCATAATCATAGCTCGTCAGATTCAGCGATGTGCCGGAGGTGGTGACGGAAACGGGCGCCACGAGCGAGCTTTTCAGCGTGCCGCTGCCGTTGAAGATCGGCATGACCACCGCATAGTAGCTGTTTGCGGAACCCGACGGCACAAAGCGGATCGAGGACGCCGCGTGAATGGAGCCGAGGTAGGACAATGTGATCTGATTGCCCGACAGGGTGCCCGCGCCTTCCACGCCGGTAAGGGTGATCCCGTTCGGCACGGAGATTCGGGTCGTGCCCGACGGGTCGTCTGCGATCAGTTCTCCGAAGCCTACGCCCGTGAACCCCGTATTGCCGATCGTTATGTTGTATTCCAGGGCAAGCCCCGCCATCGTACAGTGTGCGTAAACGTTGTAATTCGCCAGGTCGGCCGTATACGAGGTGTCGTCCTGTACATGCAGATACTGCCACGGCTTCTGCTCGACGGCGTCGGGGATCTGATCGTCCGTCAACTGACCCGTTGCGTCCAGAGATGCGAACCCGCCTGCCTGTCCTTTCAGCCACATCACACGCGCAAGTGCGTCGTCCGGGGTTACCGTGCCCATATTTTCCGGCCAGTCGGTATGACCCGATTTCAAAGCGTTCACCGTCGAGTCGGAAAGCAGCGAGGCCTTGTTCAGCGGCGTGCCCTCCTGCGTCGGCTGGTCGGCGCGCGTCAGATCGTAGGTATCGGCCTGTCCCGCGACCGGCGTCAGCTTTACGCGTCCGGGATAGGCGGAAATTCTGTCCTGCATATGTTTTGTCATCCTTTCTGTTTCGTTGAACGGCCTGCAGGCCGCTCAAACATCGTTTGCATAAAGCTCTCCCGCATAGAACGCCCCCGCACGGATGCGGTCGAGCGCGGCGTTGACGTCAAGCAGCACCTGCTCGATGGCGTTGGCCTCGGCGAAGGTCAGCCTGTCCATATCCTCCGGCAGCGCGGGAAGGCCGGGGAGTGCGCCGGCAAGCACCGCGCGCACGGCTGCGACGCAGGCGAGATACGCGGCCGCCTCCTCTGCGTCGGGTATCCCGCCCTCCGTCCAGCCGACGTGCGGGCTTACGTCTATCCCATACCCCGCGTCCGTCAGCCTGCCGGCGACGTACCCGACGGCGCTCCCGACGCGGTTGAGGTCGGACGCGTTGTACGCGCCCTTCAGGCCGGCGTCCCAGGCGGCTTTTTCTTCTGTCGTCATTGCGGCATACCCCTTCGCCGCAAGCCGCTTCACCTCGTCCGCGTCGGCCTGCGTGCGGTCGGTAATGAGGTTGAGCAGCCCGTAGTACAGCGTGACGGCGGCCGTGTACGTCCTCCCTGCGGCGGTGATCATTTCCAGCTCGACGCGGTACACGTCGTCCGCGGACCTGTCCGCCGTCGTCGTCCAGGCGTCGCCGTCGCCCCGCGTCCACGTTGTCGGCACGGCATTCACCGTCCCCGTGACGTACACCACGTCGCTCTGCAGCGGAACTACGAGTTTCGCGCTTTGCGCGAACTCGGGCAGTTCGCTTAGCGAACTGCAACTGAGTGTTCGTGTGTCTGCCATAGCAGCACTCCTTTCCTGCCGAGTCGTTCAGCCATTGGCCGAACTACTGAACGACGACCGTAATGGTGACGGTAGCGCCGGCGTCGGCGGGATTGGGTGTGATTCCGGCGGAAACGATCTGCGGCACCGAGGTATCCAGCGTGACGTTCCGCGTGACCGTCGACACCTTGCCTGCCGCGTCGGTCGCCGTGACTACGATGGTGTTCGCGCCCTCGGCCAGCGTCACCGTCTTGGAGAACGCGCCGTTCGCCTGCACGGTCACGGGCCCCTGATCGGCGCTGTTGAGCGTGACGGTGATCACGACGGGGCTGCTCGTCGCGTCGTTGGTCGTGCCGGACACGGCAAGGGCGGCCGTCGCGGTGACCAGTCCCTCGGCGGGAGAGGTGACGTTCAGCGCCGGCGGAACCGTGTCTACGGTGAAGGTCGTGCTCTTCGCCGCCGCCGCGTTGCCGTCGTTGTCGGCAGCTTCGACGGACACCGTGTGCGCGCCGTCCCCCATCGCCGCCGACGGCGTATAGGTAAAGCTGTAGCCGTTCGTGATCGCCGTATGGGTGACCTCCGCAGCGGATACGGCGGTGCCGTCCAGCCTGACGGCGACCGAGTCGAGGTCGACGCCCGACCCGCCGGATTCATCCGTCACCGTGAATACCACCGGCTGCTGATTATTGGAAACATAGGCGCCGTCGGACGGCGACAGGATCGTGATGACCGGCGCGACGCGTTCCTCGACGTAGAACTTCAGCCCTTCCAGCGTCGACGCATCGGCAGAGCCGGTCGTGCCCGCCGTGTTCGTCGCCTCGACGGTCACGTTGTAATAGCCGCCGGGCTGGTTGTAGGACGTCGCGCCCGGCGCCGTTATCTGCGCCGTGTACTGACCCGCCGTGCCCGTGGCGGTCAGCGTGTACCACGTCCCGTTGATCTGCGCCCGTACCTGTGTGATTGCCATAACGTTTGTCCTTTCTGTTTATGTATGGTGGGTTCGCATATAAGTGTTTGCCTGTCTTTTATGATTCTTCGCCGGCGTACAGCTCGCCCGCATAGACCACCGGCGGGTCGACCCATACCTGCTGCTCCGCGACGGCCACGAGGAGCGCCGCCGCACCGTTGATCTCCGCTGGGTTCGGTGTGACCGCCGCACTTTCGATGCGGGGGATCGATACATACGGCATCAAACCACCTCGCAGTCGGCGGCGACGGTGTTCGAAAGCGTGAGGTCCATCCGCACGATGTTGCCCGTGTTCGTGCCTCCCCACGGGTTCGGCAGCGTGACCGCGTCCCCGAGCTTCTCGCCCCGCCATACGATTTTGGCGCGTGCGGTATCCCGTTTGGCGTAATAATTGTATACCCGCTGCGCGACGGCCTGTCCGTTCGCCGCAGATACGAGCGTCGCGCCGGTGATCTCGACGACATTCGTCTTGGTGTTGGACGTTACGTCGGGGTTTTCCACCGTGTAAACGGTTTCCGTATCCCTGTACCTCTCCCCGCCGATTTCGATGCTGCCGTCGCTGCTCTTTGTGTAGGTGTGCGCGGTGACCCTGACCGCCGTAACGACTGCGGAGGTATCCACCGACGCGCCGGTATATGTACGGCCGGCGCCGATGCTCTCCGGCGTGCCGCCGGGCGAAAAAATGCGGATCGTCTCCCCGCCGTCGGTCGCCGCACAGACGCCGAAGGCAAACAGCACCTGCTGCAGCGCTTCCCGCCGTGTGGACGGCATCAGAATGCCGGTCAGCGATTCGTCGCCGATGCCGGACGACGGGTCATACACGACCTCGAACTGTCCGTCCACAATGTCCGAGATGAGCTGTCGGGCGGAATATCCGTTGTACACGCCGCCGGAAAAGCTGTCGCGCTCCAAAACGCCGATCGCATCCTCGCAGTTCAGGCTGTATATGCGCTTTGCCGTGCGCCTGCTGTCGGACAGGTAATATACGCCGACCGTCGAAGAGGATTCCTCCTGCTGGCCGAAGCCCGTGCAGCGGACTTCGAACGGCTGCCTTTCCTGAAAGATGTATTCGACGTCCTCCGAGCTGTCCAGCACCCACTCCAGCACGCTCGCGGGAAGCTCCTGCGCAAGCAGGTCGGTTTGGGCGACGACCCGCGCCGAACGGATCTGCGACATATCGAACACACGGGTGACGCCGATGATGACCTGCGACAGCTTGGCATAGCATGCGGGCAGGGCGGTCTTCCGGAGCGTGATCTCCACCTTGTCGAACTGCTCGACCGTCGTCTGGCAGAAGTATATGCTCCTGTCCGGCGAAAAGGCCTTTTCGGTCAGCAGCGCGCCGCTGCGGTACCAGCAGATCAGCACGTCGCTGCAATACCCGCCGGACGAGGACGTATCGAAAACAAGCGTAATGCCGGGCGAGGTATACGTTCCGTCGAGCGTCAGCGTGACGACCGGCGCAGGGTCGAGCGTACAGTCATCGCCGCTGAGCACGGAGGACCAGTACGGCTCGGTCCCGCCGCCGTATATTCTGCGCGTGCCGTCCAGCGTCCAGACGTTGCGCTCCAGCGTGGCAGCCTGCGAAACATAATGCTCGTCATCCGCAAGCATAGACGGGTCGGAAAACGGGGTCGCCTCCGTCGCGGTGATCTGCGCGCCGTCGATTGCACCGGGTGCAATGTCCCTGTAGAGGATGGTGGTTGTGCTCATCCTGCACCGCCTTACGACGCAGGGCGCTTCTGCGCGTCAATGGGGATAAAATTGACGCTGATCTCGCCCCAATAGTTGACGCCGCCGGCCACATGATCAAGCGCCTGCGTGCCGCCGGTATAATACGCCTGATACGATATCGTCGTCTGGCCGTCGGCGGCTTCGAGCAGCACGCTGTCATCCACCGAATGCTCGATGAGGTAGTTCCAGAACGCATCCAGACCGGCATAATTGTCCCCGCGCCGGAATACGGTGAGCGTGTGCCCGATGTACGTGCCGATGATGTCGCGCGTCATCAGTCCCAACATCGTGCGCCCCGCGTTCTGCCCGTCTACGACGTTGAAATTCCGCTCGTACGCCGAGATCGCCACGTCTGCGTCGAACGTCCGCCCGTTCAGTTTGATGTAGCTCATTGCCTTCTCCTTATTTTGTCACAAACTTCATGCCGATACGACTTGACTCTCTTTGAATGGATGGGAACACGGCGCGGCCGAATTCCTTGCCGTCGAGCTCAAGAACGACCGTCATCGGCGTGCTGCCGCCATAACCCCGAGCAGACAGCGCCTCCGTGACCGCCTGCCGGATCGTGGACAGCGGCGCAACGACCTCCGGCTCCTGCTTGTTGTCCCCGAGCACGGCTAGGAACTGCCGGTTCGGCGGGATCACGCTCCCCGTCGCCAGCTCGGGGATGGGAATTTTGAAGTTACGGGAGGGTATGGCGATGTTCAAGTTGTTCCGAAGCCCCTCGTACAACGCATTTGCGAGTGTTTCGCCGATTTCCCTGCCCACGGATTCGGCATTTTTGCTTATTTCAGCTTCGGTTTGAGCAGAAGTCGGCCTGTCTGTGGGAATTCCCTTTAATCGGTTTTGATAATATGAAATGTCTGCGTCAACATCCTCCATTGCTGCGCGCAATTGTTCGATTTCTTTTCTTGCTTCTTCAAGCGCCCTTTGGGGCTCGTTCATAGACCGAACATATTTATAATAGGTCTCTACCCACTCGTCGAATTCTTCACGCGTTTCCGGCTCTCCGAAGAAAAACGGATTGCTCTTGATTTCATCCCATAATTCGTCTTTTCTCTGTTGGCTTAGTGCCTGAAATTCCGCCTCGGCCTTTTCAAGTTCCTTTTCAGCCTCTCGTAATGTTGCTTCGTTTGACGCTTTGCTTTTATAAAGATCGGAAAGAATCTCGTCATACGCTGCAACCATATAGGATTCATATTGCTTATCGATTATAGCCTGCAGTTCATTTCTCGTCCCTCTCCACGCGCCCGTCACTTCATCGATATTTGTAATCATTCCCGGCGCGTATTCGTCGAGTTGCGCCTTATACTCTTCGATAAGCGTCTTTTCTTCATCCGTGAATGTTGCCTTTTGTGATAAATCATAATATTTATCTGCAATATCGGTTATCCCGGCGTAGTCAGCATCCACATCTTCCGACTTCATCTTGCAGGTTTCCAAAAGGTTATTCACTTCATCTGTTGCATCCGACGCTTTATCCCCTATATCCTTTATGGCGTTTGTAAGTTTTCCTGTTTCCGAACTGTTGAATTTGAATTCTGCAAACGCCAAAACTGCAGATGTGATCCCGCCAATGATTCCTGCAGCCGCAAGCACAGGGTGCGTTTGCAATGCGGAGGAAAATCCCTCGATTGCCGACTTGGTTTTATCAATAACAGACGTTACCCCTTTATACCCAAGCCATATCCCCAGCGCGGTGACGATCCCCATCAATACAGCCTCGATCACATCCGGATCGGCGTTGAGTATCGTGTTGATAATGCCCTCAAGCGCCCATGTAACGCCGTCCCAGACGGCACTGAACGCAGGCGTGAGGGTATCCTTGAGCGTTTCCCAAAATTGGACGAAGCCTTTTCCGAAGTTGCTGTTCGTCAGCTTGTCCACCCACGATTCGTTTTCGGCGTCCCCGATGAGTTCAAACGACGCCTTGATCTCGTCCGCCGCGTCGGATACGCCGCCCGTATCCACGCTTGTGTCCTGCAGGATGTTCAGCTCGTCGAAGCTCAGAAGCTGCTTCTGCGCCTTTTCCGCAGCGTCTCCGGTGCTCTCGATCGCGCCGGCCATTTCGTACTGGTTTTTCGCCGCCTCCGCCGAGCTTTTGACCGATTTCCCGAAGATAATGCTGACGAACTGTGCGATTCCCCGCGTCACGCTGTTGACCAGATCGAGAAGCGTGCCCAGCGCGGGGGCGACCGCCTCGTAGATCGGCTGAAACGCCGTCAGGAGGTTGCCCTTGATGGCCGCAAGGCTGTCCGCGAATTCCTCGTTGGCCGTGATCATATTGCCGAGATACTGCGTCAGCGAATTCAGCGCACGGTAGGCCACGGAGAAGAGGACGGCGGACATCGCGATCCCCTTCAGGCGCTTCATGATATTCCCCAGCCCCTTCGACGTGCTTGAAAGCCGTTCGTTGACCTTCTTCTGCGCTTCCGCCATTTTGCGGCCTGCTTTCTCGGACGTCGACACGCGCTTTGCCATTTCACCCGCGGCAACCTTGCTCTTTTCCAGCTTTTCCTCCGCATATCCGATCCGGGTATCGTATTCCCTGACCTTCTCGGAAACGTCTTTCCACGCTTTTTCAAGCCTTTTTACCTCGGCTTCCTGCCTGTCGATGTCTGCCGCAATCTCACCCTGTCGTTCATAGGCGCGCATATATTCATCATATTGCCCTATGCCGCCGCTGGAAAGGACCGCTTCGTCCTGCTTCTGCAAATATTTCAGCTCGGCCAGCTTCGCCTTCGCTTTGTCGAGCTGCACGGCGTATTCGTTCATTTCTTCGGCGAGCGGGGAACGCTTGATCCGCATATCTTCTATGCTCTTTTCAAGGCTTTTGATCTCGCGCTTGAGCCGGTTCAGCTCCTTCATCGCTTCCTTGTCGTCAAGATCGACCCCGATAGTGACGCTGCCGTCTACGTTTGGATTTGCCATTTTTTCACCTCGGATTTGGTTTTATACGTATTGACAAAACACGTGTTTTATGGTATAATCATAGCAACGGAAGGGGATCGTAAGTATGCCGAAAACGCCGAGAGAGATGGAAAAAATCATTCTTGCCGACGTTTGGATCTTCAAATCACAGGAAGGTTCGCACAGACACTATGTTCATCCGAAAAAAACCGGAAAGGTTACAATCCCGTTCCACAATAAAGATATCCCGAAAGGGACCGAAAACGCGATATTGAAGCAGGCAGGCTTAAAATAGCCCCAACGCTTCATTTATTGTTCGCGCTTTGCGCGAACGGTGATACAGGAGGTATTGTTATGTTGTCTGCTTATCCCGCTTGCTTTATCAAAGAAGAAAACGGATACTCCGTCATATTTCCGGATTTGAACCATCTCGCAACCTGCGGAGAGACGCTGGAGGAAGCCCTGTCTATGGCGGTCGACTGCCTTGCCGGGTATCTGTATACGCTTCAGAAGGACGGCGAATCGGCTCCGCCGGCTTCCGCTGTCGGAAGCATGGATGCTTCCGCACTGGCTGCTGAGTTTGGTGTGCCCGATCGCAGCGCTTTTGTGAATCTCGTCACCGTAGATGTTGCGGAATACGCAAAAACGCATTTCGAAAAGTCCGTCAAGAAAACGCTCACGATACCGGAATGGCTGAACAAGGCCGCGCTGGAGCAGAATATCAATTTCTCTCAGACGCTGCAGGATGCCCTGAAGGCCCGTCTCCATCTGAACTGAATGGAGCGTAACGGGATGAAATCTGCCGAGCCGCCCTATTCGGGCGGTTTTTACTTACCGCCCGTCCATACCGAAAGCACATCATTGTCCCGCTGCGAAAACCGCTGCCGCAGTGTGACAAGCCCGCGGTTGCGGTTGTACCACTCACGCTCGGACCTGTCCAGCTTCTTTCCCCGCGCCAGCTTATCCCGTATGGCGACCACCTGCGCGAACAGGCAGTCCCCGATCTCCTGATAGGCTGACAGGAACGTCCACCAGTGCAGCGGCTCGGGCTGCCGGATGTCCCGCCCCAGCACACGGCTGACGGGAGCGGCAATCAGGCCGAAATCCTGCTGCCAGTCCATCAGCCTCGGCCCTTTCCGCCCTTCCCCTTCCCCGCCGCCGTTCAGATACCAGACGCAGCGCTCCAGCGCCTCGGAAAGACCCGCGCCGGAGGCCGCCTCCGGATCGTCGTAGAGCATATACAGCGCAGCCATCGCCTTTTCCCCGTCGGACAGGTCGGGGTCATTCATCGCTTCTATCGCGTCGAGCGCCGCGCGGTAGTCGATGTCTATACCGTAAAGCCTGCCGCCGACCTCCAACGCTGTCGGAAGGGTGTAATTCATTTTTTCACATTCGCTTTCTTTTTGGCCCTGTATTTCGCAAGGTACTTCTCCAGCCGCGGATTGACGCTTTCGGTCTCTGCGGCCGTTTTTTCGTCGATCAGGTCGACGACGGTCAACAGCAGGTTCATCCACAGCGGCAGCCCGTCGGCCAGCGCACAGACATTCATATCCCCGAACAGCTCCGCGCACACCGGCTTCCCGAACAGCCCGTCGATAATGCCGCGTGTGTCCGCGTCCAGCTTTTCGGCCTCGTCAAAGACTGCGGCCGTCCCTTCCTTTTCCCCGATCGATGCGGTGTATTCCTCGTGCCTGCTCCGCAGCGTATCGAGCGCCGCATACAGCCGTTTGACAAATCCGCTGTCCGTCGGGTTGAAGGTCAGCGTACAGCCTTCGTTGAACGTATACGTCTGTACGCCGGTGGAAATCTGTATATTCTGCATGAAAGTCCTCCTATCAGGTCAAAGGCCGGCCGGAATGACCGGCCTTTCGCATACGGTTCGGCCAAAAACCGAACTTTGGCGGTTTGGGCGTAAGCCCGAACTCCTTATACAAGTTCACGTAAAGCGTGAACACAAATTCACGTAAAGCGTGAACCCGGTCGCCTATTCGTCGTCGTCCGCAGTGAACGTCACGGTGCCGCCGGAGACCGACGCGGTGCCGGTGGTGCGGGTGCCGCCAAACGTGACCTCGATGGGCATCCCGACGCTCCCGCCGCCCTCGCCGCCGAGCGACGTGGGGTCGACCGCGCAGGACGAATAGCGCTCGGCAAAAGCCGCCGTGTCCGCCGTGCCCGCATAGAGATGCACAAGCAGCATGTCGAGGTTCGCCAGCGCCTGCGCGTCCTGATCCTTGATGGCAAGGTTCCAGATTTTGAGCTGCGCCGCGTCGCCCGCGTCCAGCTCACAGGGGTCGAAGCTCTGCGTGATCGTCGGCTTCTTCAGCGTGGTGTACACCTGACCGAATATATCGGTCTTGGATTCCTTCGACCAGTCGTATTCCGCGCTGGAATCCTCCACGCGCTTCCCGACGGGCGACCACTTGGGCGTTCCGCTCTCGCCGGTGTTCAGGTAGAGCACCAGCAGCGCGCGGTCCACCGTCTGGCCTGCCGTTGTGTTGAATGTCAAATCTGCCATTTCGTTTTGTCCTTTCTGTTTTGGTTTTTACGCTTTGGGCGCCACAAGTTCGCCCTTTGGGCGCCACAAGTTCGCCCTTTGGGCGAACTTGGGTAGTTCGGCCTTCGGCCGGACTACAGCACCTCATAGGTCAGCTTCATCATAATCTGATAGTCCTCGTCCCCGTCCGTGTATGCGACATGCTTTGCGGACTGCGTCGTCTGCTCCACACGGCGGGCGGTAACGCCTTCCCCGAGGTCGGGGAGGTTTTTGGACGCCCAGTCTCCGAAACGGTTCAGAAGCTCCTCCGCATCCAGACGCATATCGTTGCTATTATCGGGATGGATGCGGTACACCAGCCGGAACGAATATTCCGCCTGATAACCGCCGAGGATATACCGCTTTGTGATCCGCGTGCCCTGAACGGTTTCCAGCGTCATCTGCGCCTCCGCGCCTGTATCAAGCTCCATCTGCTCGAACTTGATAATCGGAACAGGCTTTTCGGGAAACGTGTTCACCCACACGGACACATAGCGTGAGATTTTGTCCGCGTCCTCTATGGACGCGATCTCCTTGTCAGAGCGCATTCTTCATCATCCTTTCCGAGATGCGCAGCCATTTGTCGAGATTCTGCGCCTTGCTGGCGTCGAACCAGAACGCCTGCGCATTTTTGTGGTGCGTTTTGGTAAACTTCAGTTCGTTGTCCGCTCCGTACTTGACCTTGAGCGTCGCGCCCTTGCGGAACCGCCAGACCGGCACGCCGTCGTCTCCGATGATCTTCATCGGCCCTTTGCCGGTCGCTGCGTCGACCATCTTCTTGCCGTAATACAGGTAACGCGCATAGGGGCCAGGATAGACGATCAGATTGCCGTCCACGATCGTCCGCTTGGCGAGAGACCCACTGAGGAAGGGAACAAAGTCCTCCGTGTCCCTTGCGACCTGTTGCGTGAGCGTCTCTTCCGCCTTCGAGGACGCACGGAGGATCGTTTGCTCCAGCGCGTCGCCGAGGTCGTTGTGTATACTGAATCTGAGCATTAAACGCCTCCGACCTCCCAATGCGACATATCGCCGCCGAAGTCCTTGAAGTCCACCTTTGAAACATCATATACGTCGTCATATGCGGCGTCGATGGTGGACGGCTTCCAATCGGGGTGCACCGCTTCGCCCCTGACGAAAAAGCAGCCGCCTCCGACCGAGAGCGTCCAAAGGCCGGTCTTGTCCGTTGACGCATTGTTGAACACCACGGGGCCGGCGTACTGCTTGGGCGCGCCCGTGACGCCGTCCGTCGCGTCAACGTCCACGGGGATGTACAGCGTCACCGCATCGGCGGACACAAGGCCGCTCTCGTTGACGTTGCGTCCCTTGACCGCGTCCAGCAGCACGCCGCGAAGCACCGTGATGTGGTTCACCGATGTTTCCTCAAAGGATGTTATATCGGTCATTGTTTCGACGTTATACAGCGTCACCGTGTGCGGAAACACAACAAACCCTCCTTAAGGCTCGTGCGGTCACGAGCTTTGGTTGTCCGGCGAACAGCCGAACGCCGTCCCCCGATACAGAAGTCCCGTTCCGGCCAGATACTGCCGCGCGACGGCCGCAAGCCCGTCCGATGCCGCCTTTGCCGACGCCATCGCCTGCTGCGCGCTGTCCCCGCCGCTGCGGTAGGTCTTTGACCAGCTCCCGACGCTCTGGCTCTGCAGCTCTCCCGCCCCGCCGGATTCCGGCGAGGCGGAAACAGCCCTCTGCGCGAGCGCCTGCGCCGCTTCTATGGTCTGAATCTGCTCCGCAAGGGCGCAGCAGGCCATTTTCAGCGCGTCCAGCCCGGCGTTTTTCGCCGCCTTTCCCATCGTGTAATAGTCCAGATAGGAGGACGCGCGCAGCGCAAGGCGCGGGAAATCGGATTCTTTGACGGCCGTGCCGAGGAATGTATCCGTGTAATACGTATAATCTGCGTATGCCATTACACTGCCCCCCTGATGACGGCCAGAATGTCAGCCTTGAGCATCGAACTGCTGACGCCCCCGATCCCGTTGGCCCCGGCATACTCCAGCAGCTCCGCTTTTGTCATGCCTTCGGGGTTCACGGGATCAACGGACGCAGGCTCGATCAGCAGTTCGTTTAACCCCCCGATACGGTTACGGTGGCGGTATCGGTCACGGACGGCGTCTGCTTGGACTTGGCCGTCACGGTCAGGGTGGTGTTGGTCTCGGCCGCATCGACGGTCAGATAGCCGGATTGACTGATCTGCGTGCCTGCGGCAACGGCAGACGCGCCGGATACGCTCCACGTCACCGCCGTGCTGTAAGGACCGCCGGTGCCGGAAACGGAAGCCGCGAACTGCTGGCCGCTGCCCTTTGCTACGGTCGGCGTGGCGGGCGTTACGTCTACGGTGCTGATCGTACCGGTCGCAGCGGCATAGACCGCGAACGGGAAGGCGTTGTCCAGGTTGGCGTTGTATGCGTTGATCGGGTTCGGAATCTCCCAGCCGAGACGCATGACCGCGCGCAGCGCGACCATATCGTTCTGGATGAGGTTGTACTTGATGTCCCCGCTCGACGGGTCCTGAATCACGCCGGAATCGAAGATTTTGAACGTGATGTCCTGCCGGATCGCGTACACAAGCTGCGTCCAGTCGCCGACGATGGCGAGCGATGCGGACGGGTCGAACGCGCCGTTCGTCGGGAAGTACATATCCATACCGTCGAGCGCGTAATTCGTAGCGCCCTGCATATCGGCTTTGAAAATGGGCTGCCCGTTGGCGTCCGTAAGCCCGCGCAGCTTCGACCGGAGCTGAATCGCGCCCACAACGCCGTTCGGCAGGTATCCGCTCTCCTCCACCTTCGCGATTACGCCGTTCTCGCCCATAATGTCGGCATAGATGTCGGACGTCGCGGCAACAACGGCGCCGGCTGTCGTCGCCGACGGCACAAGGCCGGCGCGCCAGGACGCGGGCTTGTCGGTACCGTACAGGATGGCCTTGTCGATGACCTTGCCGAACTGTTCCACGAGACGCGGTCTCACCTCGCCCCAGATATCGTAGTTCGCGTCATCGAGCACGGACTCGGAAATCGGGACGATGACCGCAATTTCTTCGGCGTAGATTTTTTTCTTGCTCCATTCCATCGAAGTGGTCTTTTTGAGCGACGTCGTGGAGTCGCTCTCGGTCGCCTCACCGTTGACGAAATACGCCATCGGGAGCGCGTCGAGGACGTTCAGCGTCTGCGTTTTCGAGGTCATATTCGGCAGCCGCCGCGCCATCCGAAGGATGGTGGATTGGGCGACAGCGCCCTGAATGATCTCACGGGTTACGGGTTCCGGGATAAGGCCGGAAAGATTTTCTCTGGTAATTACAGCCATAATCGGCTCCTTTCTTCATTCGTTTGTCCGGCCATCGGCCGGACGCCATTACTGAAACGCGCCGCGGATGAGCGCGTTCATTTCGTTCGACTGCGTTTTCTGTCCGTCGCCGACCGGCGCGGTCCAGTCGAACGTCGTCCTTTTCCGTTCCGCAGCCAGTGCGTCGACCGCCTGCTCGAACGTGGTCTTGCCGTCGACCATTTTTCCGGCCTTGAAGGCGATGAATTCCGCCTCCTCGCCGGTGATCCCCTTCCGCACGATGTACAGCTCGCGTTTGAGCTGGTCACGCTCCGCTTCCGCAGACGCAAGCCGGCCGTTCAGGTCGTCCCAGCGCTCCTTTTCGGACGGCTGGCTGTTCTTCCACGCACGGTATGCGTCAAGCTCGTCTTTGGTCGGGTACTTGCTCCGTTCTCTGCCGAGCCGGTCGCGGATGAGTGCATCCACCTCGGCCTGCGTGAACGTCTTTTCCTGCGCAGACGCCGCTCCTGCGGTCTGCCCCGCAGTGTTTTCCGTGCCTGTGGATTCCGCCTCGGGCGAACTGTCCTGCACGTTGTGTTCGTTTTCCATCGTCATTCTCCTTGTTTAACGTCCTGTCGGACAAATCGTTGAATCATCTGTATGTCACCCGCATCCTCTCGTACTGCGTGCGCAGCCCTGCGGCCTTGCTGAAGGCTTCATATTTCTCCATAAGCCGCTTTCTGCGGATGATTGCCGACTGCGCGGCATCCGTCTGCCCCGCCGCCGAATATGCCGTTTCCCTGCGCGTCAGCCTGCGGTAGGTGCGTTCGATTTCGCGCTGCTTCTGCGTGGCCTGATAGTCGTCATACTCCACCCCCTCAAATTCGATCTTGGGACGGTTTTCGGGCTTCATCGCCTCGAGCTCTTCGTCGGTATACGTCCGTTCCATTATGCCGTCGATAAACGGCCAGAAGCTGTGCCGGCAGTTCGCGCCGCCGATGCCCGTGACGGAACCGTATCCGCAGGTGTCCGCGAAATCCGCGTATTCGCTTTGCGCGAAAGGGTCGGTGCTTTTCTCCGCCCATCGGTACACTTTTCCCTGCCACGCGGCGTGGTTCTCCCAGCCGTTCGGTCCGTCGATGTTCCGCGCGCCGAGATGCGCCGTGATCTCCACAAGGTCGGTTTCCAAATCCTCCATCGCCTGTTCGCGGTAGGCCTGGTTGAGCTGATTGATGCCGGTCATAACGGCACGGCGCACGGCCACATCCACATGGTCTTTGTGGCCGCTCTCATAAGATACGACCCTGATGCCGCTGTCCGCAAGCTGCGTGACCGCGCCGAAAATCGCCTGATTATAGCTGATCGCGCCCGTCTGTATTCGGAGCGCCGCGCTGTCCAATGCCCATTGGTATGTATCCGCAGGCAGCAGCATCGTGCGTCCGTTATCCACCAAAAACCCCATAGACTGCGTGATGTTGCGGTACGTGTCGAGCGTCTGGCGGCGTATCGCATCAACAGTGGCATCACCGACGACGATCTCCGGCGCGGTGATTCCTGCAAAGCCGGCGACCTCCCGGTAATACTGCCGGTTCCGAGCCACGACGTCGTCCAGCAGCCTTTCCAGCTCCCTTTCGCCGGTTCCCGTCGTTTTGCGTATGGCCTCTTCGATCTCCGACAGGTCTATGCCCTGCGCGCGCAGCGCGCGGATGGCCTGCACCGTCACCTCGTTGAGACGGCCGGAAAGGTTGAGGCGGGTGCATATCTCCGTCAGCAGCGTGTTGTCGAGCTCGCGGAACAGGCCTGCGAGCCGCTCCGGCAGCGCGTCAAGAAATGCCGGACTAAACGGGTATTGCGTCATCGGCAGATACCACACCGGAAATGCAATGTACCTCTATGTTCCCGCCGGATTCCCGTTTCAGCCATTCTGCGACCACATCCGTTTCCGAACTTGTGAGCACCCTGTCTCTGAAGTCGCTCAAACGCACAGACGTTATGTCCTGCGGCAAAATGTGCATTCCCGACGGACAGGGAAGCACAACGGAGATTTCTCCGTGCTCGTTCGGATTGCTCCGAACCGTATGCAAAACAAGTTCGTTTATATCCCGTACAACTTCCTCGCGCGTTTTCATCATTCTATCTCCTATCCAAAACAAAATGCCGCAAGATACATTTCTGTACCTTACGGCATAGCAAGCGCCCGCGCTTGAATCGGGACTGCCTCCATCAAGGCGTGCTGCCCTTACACTACTGCTTGCTGTGCCGATTATACCATATTCTTTTGACGCGGTCAACCATTTTCTTTTCTTCGGTTGTCAGATTCGCAAATCCTTTTGCACTGTCATTTTCGCTATGTTCGTATCCGTGGTGCGTATGCGGCGAAACGCCTTTATGCGGCCTGTCAAGGTCGATCTGCTTGACTCGCTTATTCATTGCGTCATAGTATGAAATGAATTTAAGCGTGTCATTGTCGTTGACCGTTACATACACGCGCCCGCGCGTCATTGTTTCCATTGGAGCGGTCGCAAGTTTGCCTTCGTTATAGCGCACAAACTTGATGTTGCCTGATTGGCAAACGGTTTTATACTCGCTTCCGTAAGGTTTGCCCCTTACGCTTGTCCCGCTGCCTGCACCGCGTCCGCCCATTTTCTTTCCCTTCGTTTTACGATCTCATCATAGTGCGGCTTCACCCGAATCACATTCCAGTCGCATTCTTCCGGCACATTCCCGTAAAAGATGATCCACTTCGGCTCCAGCCGCTTCATCATTTCTTCATATCCCCGAAGGAACAGCCGTTTGCTCTCATTGTTCTGTTGCGTTCCCACGCTCGAAACGGCCACCACTCCGCCAACCGGCTCGCCGTCAAAACACCACGCATAGCTGCTCTCATCGCTCCATCCGACGGTCGGATACACCGTGAGTCCGTGAAGCTGCCAATATGCCGCGACCCAGTGCTTTCGGTAGTGGTTATATATCTGCATGGCAAGCGGCATATCTGTATACGTAGAGAAGTCGGGCGAACACACCGCCTTAAACTTTGACAGTGTCGGGATATATGTATAAGGTCTGTTCCAGTACCGGACGAATTGGTAATCGTCTACAAAGCAATGCACGATCTTGCTTTCGGGACTTTTGGCCGAATTCGCGTAATTCATCGGGATGAATTCGCCCTTCGGGTACGTTTTAACCGGATCGATTTGCGGAATACCATAACGTCCAATCCCTGGAAATATGAATTTATCGAGGTTTTCAAAGTTGAGCATGGCTTACATCCAACGCCCGCCCCGTCTCCTCGAAGCGGCGTTCCCTCTTTCTGATTGCCGTCTGCGCTTTTCGTACTCATCACGAACTTCTTGGCTGTTCATTTTACTTTGTACTGCTTCGAAGCGCCTTATATTTTCTCTCAAACCCGCTTTTATACCCTCTACCGTGGCCTTTGATGCACCATATCGCAATGCAGTATCAGCTTCTTTTAATTCCGACCTTGCCGCACTAATATCTCTTTTCACGGATTCCAGCATACTTTCGCCCATCGTTTGGCGGTACATATACATATTATCCGCAATATCTCTTGCGCTTACTCCCTTATCCAAAAACCAAGAGGTCGCCGTTTGCGTGTTTACCGTATCTTGGTAGGCACTCTTATAATCTCGGCTGGAAGCATACTTTCCTACAGTCGCTCCGCCCGCTGAACCTCTACCGCCCATCACTCAATCTCCTCCTGCCTTTCCGTCGTCAAATCCTGCATCCTCGGCAGCGCCGCCTTTGCCGTAGCCTCGTCCTCGTTGAGCCACTTCGCACGGAACTCCCAGTCGTTGAGGATGCCGGCGCTGAGAAGCTGCATATCCCGCGCGAAGTCGGCGGCCTTGTCCTCGATGATGCTGTCGTCAAAGTCGACGGAAATTTCCACATCCTCGTTCAGGCCTCGGTTCATCGCCGTATTCCCGAGCCGCAGGATGATACGGCACAGCTCCTTGAGTACCGATTCGAGAATGATTTCGTGCTTCTTCAGCGTGCGGAACAGCGTGCTGTTTTCGGAAACGACCTGCGTGGCGGTCGCGGCATTCCCGCCGTCGAACCGGTAATGCACCTCGCCGAACCCGCACTTGCTGGAAAGCAGGTTCAGATTGTCCTGTATGCCCGTGCTGTGCTCCGCCGTGCGGAGCGACATATCGATCGGCGTAATGACCGACTCGTCCTGCGTGTCCTCCGGCAGCACATAAAACACGATATCGTTGCTGTCGAACACCGGATCGCCGTCAAGATAATTCGTCGCGGAGGGCTTGACCATAATCCGCTTCTTTCCGAGCACGAATTCGTTGACATAGCTGTCAAACGCCACGTCCGCGCCGCGCAGCACGTCGATGGCGTTCGCGTATACGGACACGCCCAGCGGTATCCCGGGGTCGATGTTGTTGGCGATGTTCGGCCGGTCTATCACAAACTGCCTCTTGTCCGTGCCGGTGTGGACCACGGGCGGGACGCGTTCAAAGCCCGGTACATCCGTCAGGGACAGCTCCTCGTCTGCGTTGCCGTTTCGGTATGCGTATACGCGGTTTTCAATATCGTATATGCCGTTGACCCTGTGATGGATCTGCAAATAGCAGTAATCCTTTCCGTTCCGCGTAACAATGCTCGAAAACGCGCACTCGGTAATGACGCCGTTCTGCCACGCGAGCGGAAATATGTTCTCTACCGTCACGTAATCCAGTACGATCCCGCCCGCGCTGCCGGGGACCGGCCCCTGCTCCGTGGCCTGCATCCCGACGACGCGGGGAATAAACGCCGCCGTCCCGAGCGCAAAGGCAAGCTCCTGCATCTCGTTGGCCTTGACGCGGAAATTGTTCTCCTCGAGTACGCCGTCTACAAAATCCTGCTCCGCCTTCCCCTCGAGCGTGATCTTGACCTTCTCGTTCATCAGCAGGTTCGCCCAGTCCTCGGGGATTTTCTTGCCCATGTTCAGCGTGTGCCGTTTGCACTCCAGCGTGCCATGTCCGTTTCTGACCCTGTACCGATGGAAGCCTTTCACGTCTCCGGCGTACCAGCTTTTCCATTCGTCTACCTTGCGGTAGAAATCCGCATCTACCGTAGCGTAGCCCAATTCCCTGAGTTTGTCGATTATCGTCATGCCATTACTCCCATTCGTCGGCTTATCGGTTCAAGTCCATACCTTAAACTGTCGATCAGGTGGTTTTTCTCGTCGGGATAGCCGCTGATGATTTCGCCGTCCCTGCTGCGCGCATATTCATAATTCACGAATTCGTCATACGCGTGCGGCGTTCTCCTGCGGTCAATGACGATCTTCCTCCGCTGCAGCCACTTCATGCCGTATTCCACGCTGCCCGGTCCTTTCGCCGCCGCCTTTGCGGGAAGCCCCATTGCACGGAAGTCCGCAATGCTTTTCGGCTCCGCGCTGTCGCATATGATGTATGCGTCAAGATACCCGCGCTCCCTGATGATGCCCGCGCTCTGCTCGTTGGACAGCTTATTCTGATAGATTTCGTCTATCAGATAGATCGTTTCGCGCGCCTTGTCATAGTGTGCGCGTATGAATGCGAACGGGTCGGGCATATATCCCCAGTCCACGCCCTGATAGATGCGGTCAAAGCGCCCGACCTCCTCGTCCGTGATCTCCCGCAGCTCCAGATTATCGAACACGTTGCCGCCGGTACCTACGGGAATGCCGAGATACTCGTGCCGGTACGCGCGTTCGTCGGTTTCCTTCAGGTGCTCGGCTTCCAGGATGAACTGCCCGCCGAGCCACTCGGGCGGCGCTTCCAGATACGTGCTTTTGTGGCACAGCCTGTCCGCACGTTCCTCAAGGCTGTCCATATTCGCCCAGTTGTCGCGCGAGATCGGCGGGTTATAGCTCTCAAAGTTCCAGTATTTGCCGCCGCCGCGCATCGTGGATTGTAAGACGGCGCGTATTTCGGCGCGTCCCGCAAACTGGTCCTTTTCCTCAAAGTGTGTGACGGCGATATATCCGAACGGCACCTTGATGGACTTGATCTTCATCGGGTCGTCCGCGCCGCGGAACATAATCTTCTGCCCTGTCGGGCGGTAGATCAGCTCCGGCGGGCTGACCTTCGCGTCCCAGAAATGCGCCATACCCAGCTCCGCGACCGCCCATATGTACTGCGCGTAAACGCTGTCGCGGATCGTGTTGGCGACCTTCCGCATCACGAGCGCGTGCGTACCCGGATTTGCAATCAGCAGCAGCGGCACAAGCAGCGACACGAAGGAGGATTTCAGCGACCCGCGGCCGCCCGAGAGATCGTAGTGCGTGTGTCCGTGCTCGAACACATCGCGCGCGAGCGCACGGAACGCCGGTCCGATATGCTCAGACAACAGAACCTTAGACATCGATGACAACCGTCACCTTTTTGTCGTCATTCTGCGCGCCTTCGCTTTGGTTCTGCGCCATAATAAACTTATCAATCAGCGTTCCGAGTGCCGTTGTTATCTGCGACGGTGTCGCTTCTGCCAGCTTCCCCGGTTCGTTGAGAACACACAAGCCCTTTTCGATGATCTCACACACCACGCCGCGTCTGCTTTCCATATACGCAAGAATATCCGCCGTATTTTCTTCTTTTTTCTTCTGGATTATCTCGGCCGTTTCCGGCGCTCCTGTCACGGCACGCTTGACCGTATGATGCGACACTCCGTTTCGTTTTGCGGCAGCATTAAAACTGCCCAGCTCGATATAATCCGCTATGAGTTTCTTTTTCTGCTTATCCGTCAGCCGTGCAGCCATACCACCACTCTCTGTTCGATTGATTTTCCCGCAATCCCTTCCCTCCCGTCTTTTCAGCGAGACGGGCACGCCGGTTTTGTTTTGTACCACGGCCGCCTCATGCGGCGAACCGTTGGCATGTGGGCGCGGCGGAGGTGTGCCGCGCCCCCGAGAAGAAAGAAAGGGAATAGGAGGATCGCAAAGCGCAAACGGGAAATCGGCTCAAGGCTCTGTTCCCTGTGCGCATGTTCATCATAACACAGATCAAAAGCATTTTTCCCCCAAAAGGGTACGACTTCAAAAATTTTTTCCGGTTTTTTTGTTTACGATTGGTTTTCGTCCTTCCCGAGCATATAATCGACCGACACGCCGAAAAAATCGGCCAGCGCGACCACAGCCGAGAGCGTAGGCTCCCGTTCGCCGCGCTCGTACCGGCCGATGGCGTTTTTTCCGAGTCCGCAAAGCTCGCCCAGAACGCGCCGTTTCATCCGCTTCTGTTCCCGCAGCCTTCGCAGCCGCATCGGTAACTCTTTGTTTGTCTCGGATCGCATCTCGCCGCACGCTCCCTTCTCACGCAGCTCGTCGCAGCTGCAAAAGCCTTCCGGCATTGCCCCTATTCGGATTTGTTCTCATGTTGATTGTTCGTTTGCTTTCTTACTCCGTAACTGCAAAAGTCTGTTTGCGTTATATCCATCCCACTTGCGGGACAAATTTCAAATCCTTTTGCGTTTATATACCTTTTTTCCCAATACACACAATCCCTGCATAACGTGATCGCAGGCCTGTCATCACCGTCTTTTGTGTCGTGCGTTCGGCCGTCGGACAAACTTCGAATCAGCTCCGCAATCCGAGGGCGCAGCTTGTCCTGCAATTCTCTTTGTAGATCAGGGTCTGCGTATTCGTGTGTGTATATCGGTCTGCCGAGCACCTTTTGGCAGTATTCCGCGACGTCTGTGAAATGCGGCACGAGCAAATAGCCCGTGTACGCGGAAATCAGTACCGCTTCCCGTTTGGTCATCGTGTATTCTCCTCCTTCATTCGTTCAAACTCGATCACCCACACCCACGGGTTCGCGTCCCAGCCGTACCGTCCGCTTTCCTGCGGTGCGATTGTACGGTTCCATACGTCCCGCATCCAGCCTTCGTAATCTGGCGATTCCTCCTGATTAAAACCGGCATATCTGTAAGGGCATCCTTCACGTTGAATGTCGCAGGGTTTCATTTCCCGCAGCCGTTCGAGCCGTACGTCCGTCACCCGCAGGAACAGCCGCGCCGCTTCCTTCGGCATATGGATCGATGGTCTCCAGCGCATGCACAGTTCTCGCGCGTCCTTTTCGTCCATATCCGCTCTGTAGAACAGGATCGGGACATGATATTCTCCGAAAGGCTTTACGGGAAAACGCGCCTCCTCGAACCAGCTCTCGTTTGCTCTCGCCTCGAAGTCGCTCGTCTCTATGTTCCCATACGCCCACGTTTCACGTACCCAGAGGATATCGCCCGCCGCATAAGGCATCCGCCGCTCCGCGAGATATTGGGTGATGCCGTCTTCATTGATTCCTTCTACGGTATATGTACGGGCATTATGATCGATCGTATCCGAAAGCGGAACCGTAAGTTTGTTTGCATCCCTGCATATCCGCCGCGTCACGGTTTTACTTCCCGAAAGGATCGCGCGGACCATATCCGTGTTGAATAAGATCGGTCTCACTTCAATCTGCCTCCTTGAATTCTCCGTTCTCCACCGTGTACCACGTGTCCGGCCTGATCCTTTCGCCGTCTACGACCGCGGCCTTCCACTCGGCAATTTCATACGAATCCTTCTTTTCCACACACACCACCAGCACGCTGCCGATGCCGCCCCTGACTTTGGCATGTTTCCCGCGCGCCGCCGCGACGCCGTTTTCTCCGGCAGACGAGGAACCGCGGGAGGCGGAAACGCCATAATCGCCCGCAGATGCGCTGCCATAATCACCCGCAGATGCGCTGCCACGCTCGCCCGCAGATGCGCTGCCACCATCGCCCGCAGATGCGATGCCAAACTTGCCCGCAGATGCGATGCCATACCAGCCCGCAG